GCGGGCCGCCTGCTCAGCGAACAGACCTGCCTCGTTGCGTTGCAGCTCGATCTCCTTACGCTGCCGGTACAGGTGCCCGTAGACACAGTCGGGATGGCCGGACTGCTTCACGAACGAGTCGCCGATCTTCCGGCACAAAACCTTCAGTGAAGCGTTCCACGGCCGCCGTTCGCCCTTGTTCCAGACGGCCGTCGGGTCGAGTCAGGCGAACCGCCAGATGTGCCCGACGGTCGGGGCACGCTCGATGTCGATGTGGGCGAGCAGACCGGCGGAGAGAACGGGTCCGACCCCGACCGGAGCGAGCGACCAGCGGCCGACCTCGTGCGACTGCGCGTACTTGCCGAGCACGGACACCATCTGCCGCTCCAACGAGAACATCTGCTCGCCGAAGTGATGCACGACCTGTGACGGCCGTCCGTCGGCGGTCAACGACCGTTCCTGTCCGGCCAGAGCGATCCGGTGCTCTTGCAGCCGGTAGTAGAGGTCGACGAGCTCACGTGCCTGGTCGCGGTCAAGCTGCGCGGCGGTGGCACGTACGTCGCGGGACAGTTTCGCGACGGGCGCCAGCTCTCCGCCGTTCGGGTTCACGTCGTCGTGTATCACGGCTCCTCCACGCAGCGGACGGTGACCGGTTCGGTCGTGGCCGTTGGGCAGTCGGGCGCTGCCGGGTCCTCGAGGTCGAGCAGCCAGATGAGCGTGGCGAGCGCCGCGATGATGCCGAGCCCGACGGCGAGCCACGCACGTTCGGCACGGTTCAGCCGGTACGTGTTCATCACTGCCCCTTCCGACGCTCGAGGAGCAGCGCGACCGCACCGGCAACGATGAACGTGATCGCGGCGCCGACCATCAGGCCGGTCGTCGCACCCGTTTCGGGCAACGACGCGGGATGTGCCGGGGCCGCGATCGCCGGCGGGACGAGATCGACCGTCGGCGGGACGGGCGGGACGGTCGCGTCGGTCGGCGGGACCATCAGGTACGTCCGGGACCCGTCGGTCCGCTCGACGTGGACGGTGAGCCAGACCCAGTGCGGCGGGTCGAACACGACCGTGCACCGCTCGGCGTCGACCCGGACCAGCAGCGGCGGACCGAAGCCCTGCTCGTCCCAGCAGAGCTCGCCGCCGCCCTGGTCGTCCGGGATCGGCGCGCAACCGGGCTCGTAGAGCTCGGTGCCGTCAGTGAAGGCGGGGTGGTCGTCGGCGGACGCGGGTCCGGCGATGGTCAGGGCCAGGATTGCGGCCAGAGCGGCCGCGTAGCATGCACGTCGCATCGGGAGGTCTCCTCTCTCGGTGCCAAGGGGGCCGGACCGTGCTCGGCGGGCCGGCCCCCGCTGTTGGTGTCGCTTCCCCTATCGACACCAGCACGCGTCACCTTGACGGTCCCGACGCGAACATGCAAGAGAAACCTTGACGCGGACCTCGGCAGAGCGCAGGCTGCACCGCATGGCCGTGTTCATCCTTGCTGCCGGTGCAGCGCAGGAGGCCCGCGATGACTGACGCGTTCCGTCTCCTCGTCGCCGACCTGCCCGGAGCGCTCGACCCCGACGGCCGGCTCCACTGGTCGACACTCACCGACCCGGACTGGGAGGCACGTCTGTCCGACGGGGAACGTGCCCGCCTCTGGTGGGCATGGACGCTCCACAACGGCGGCGCCGGCGACGGCTGCTCCGGACTCGTGCACCGTCACCTCGTGCATCTCGACCTGTCCGGCCGGGTGCAGCTCGTCACCGCGCTCGCACGCACACTCGGCGTTCCCGTCACCGTGCACGCGTCGGCCGTCGAATGTCGACACGGCACACCGGCGACCACACGCTGCCCATTCTGCGTCGAGACCGAGATGGTCACGGTCCTGCACGACGCGCTGCGGACCGTCGGGTTTGGTCCCGGCCGGATCGACCTCGACCATGCGGCTGACGGGACCGTCGAGAAGGACATCGACCATGACTGACCTGCCCGAGGGCGGGATCGCCCGGATCCTCGACGAGTGGGTCGTCGAGCTCGCACGCGACGAGACGCCGGTGCGGACCGAACAGCTCGACGTCTGGATCGCTGAACTGTTCGCGTTGCGCGCAGTGCAACGACGGTTGCGTGACGTGCTTGATGACCTCGAGGAACGGGTCGCACGTGCCGTCCCGCACGGCGAGCAGGTCGAGCACGCCGGCCGCCGCTGGCGTGTCACGCGTGAGACACGCCGACGCAACTGGGACGACGACGGGCTACTGCGTGCCGTGCTGGACTCGCGGCGTGTCGACCGCGACACCGGCGTGGTGGTCGACGAGACCCCGATCGAGAAGATCCGGCACGTGTGGCGTCTGTCCGGCCGGGACGCGCGGCTCGGCGCGTTGCGTGACCGTGGGATCGACGACGACGAGTTCTGCGAGGTCGAGCGTGGCCGTCTGCGGTTCACGGAAGTGCGATGAACGACAGCATGCGGGACTGGCTGCGTGACCCGGCCGCGAATCCGTTCGTCGCCCGTACGGATCGTCACGCACACGTGTCGGTGGTCATGTCCGGCCCGGACGAGCCGCCGATGTGGCTCAGTGACGATCCGGAGCTGGTGCGCGCGGTTGTGACCGCGGTGCTCGAACGACGAGAGGAGACACGATGAGCGAGTTCGACTGGTCCGAATACGCGCCCGACGACGACCTGGTCCGATGGACGGAGATCGGCCAGCAGGTCGGCGGCACGATCACGGCGATCACCGTCGAGCAGCTCCAGGGCGGCGCCTTCCCGGTCGTCACGCTCGAGTCACGTGACGGCACCGTGCATCGTGTCGTGATCGGCCCGGTGGACCTGCGCCGCCAGATCGTCGAGGTGAACCCGCAGGTGGGCGACAAGTTGGCGATCAAGTTCGTGGAGGCACGCGCGATCGGCAAGCCGCAGCCGATGAAGCTGTTCGCGGTCAAGCACGAACCCGCCGTGGCACGCGAGCCGGTCGCCGATGACGAACCGTTCTAGCCCGCTCGCGGTCACGACCGTCGAGGCCGAGATCATGCGGCTGTGCGACCGGTCCGAGCAGCTCGTCGAGGAGATCGCAGCACGGGCGGAGGAAGCCGCGACACTCGAAGCCCGCTACCGGATCGGCTTCGCGCAAGCGCTGCTGCGCGCGGACGGGCGGACCGCCGCGGAACGGGAGGCGGCCGCGACGCTCGTCGTCGCCGACCTGCTGACCGAACGCAAGATCGCCGAGGCACGGCTGCTCGCCGCACAAGAGGCGGGCCGACACGTCCGCGCGCAGCTCGACGCGCTCCGGTCGTTGAACGCGAACGTGCGGGCCGCGACGTTCTGACTGAGGGGAACACGATGCTGATCACGATGCCGTGCGACCGCGACGGATCACAACAGCTCGACACGCGACGGGTCGCGCTGTTCCACTTCGCCCCGGATCTGCTCATCAGCGTGTGGCAATGTCCCGGCGGATGCGACCGGACCGTGTGGCACGCCTGGCCACAGGCCGTCTGGCCCGACCTGCTGCGACGTGTCGGCAGCGCCCGCATCTACCGGCCCGCCGTTCTCGTCGACGCGACCGTCGACGCGTTTCGCGAGCAGCTCGCGGACATCGAGACCGTCCCACCGTCCTGGCGGGACCAGGCGTGAGCCGCTCGATGCGGCGAGCGGTCGGCGCGAAGGGCCGCGCCGACCGGCTCCTGTCACAGCTGATCCGGTCACGTGGTGCTTGCGAGCACTGCGGGACGGTGGCGCACCTGCAGACCGCGCACATCTGGTCGCGGCGATTCAGCGCCATCCGGCACGACCTCGACAACGTGCTGTGTCTGTGCGCCGCCTGCCACCACTGGGCGACCGACTGCCCGGTCGAGTTCGTCCGCTGGCTGCGCACGGTCCGCACCGACACGCAGCTCCGGAGGCTCGAGCAGATGCGGCGACGGTCAGGCCCGGTCGACTGGGACACGGTCGCCGACCGGCTCGCCAGGCTCGTCGAGGAGACGGACCGGTGAGCGGACCGCATCTGCGCCGGTTCCTGTCGGCCCGGACCGCACGGGAGCTCGCACGGGCACGCGAGTGGACGCCGGCGGCACGACCCGACCGCACACTCGACGAGCGTGAGCGAACCGAGCTCGACCGGCTGTTCCGTCGGCTGGTCGAGGCACGGCATGACGCTCGGGTCGCCTACTACGCACAGGTCCGCCGCCGGACCGCCGGGCTCGTCGACGCCGTCCGCCGTGGCGATCTCGACTCGACAGCCGGACGGGACCGGCTCGTCCGGTGGACGGCCGAGCCGGACCCGGACGTCCCGGTCCTCATGCGGCGGCTGCCGTGGACCTGGTGGCGGCGGCTCCTCGACGACTACGACCGCCGCACACGGACGATGACGAGGGGGAGGCGGGCATGGTGAGCTGGACCGACGACGACGTCGTGAGCTGGGAGCTGCTGCCCGCCTCGGCCCTCGAGGTACGACGGGTCCGGTGGCTGTGGGACCGACGCGTCCCGCTCGGCGGCGTCACGCTGCTGCCCGGCCGGGAGGGACTCGGCAAGTCGACGGTTGCGCACGAGATCGCCGCCAGGGTGAGCCGCGGGCAGCTCGACGGCGACCTCGCCGGCACACCGGCGGACGTCGTCCTGGTCGGCCTCGAGGACATGCTGGAGACTGTCTCAGCGCCTCGTCTGCGGGCTGCGGGTGCTGACCTCACCCGAGTCTGGTACGTGCGCTCACGGGCCGCAGGGGCCGTCTGGAGCGTCCCTGGAGACGACCTGGAGCTCGAGACGCTGCTCGGGACACTGTCCTGCCCGCGGCTGGTCGTCGTCGACCCGCTCGACGCCCATCTCGCGGCCGACACGCACAAGAAGGCCGAGACGCAGCGGGCAATCGGGACCCTCGCCGCGATCGCCCAGACATGGGACCTTGCGGTGCTCGGCGTCGCGCACCACTCGAAAGCCCCGACGACCGACCCGCTCCTGCGCGTCTCGGGCTCGACCGCCTTCACCTCGGCCGCCCGTGCCGTCCTCACGATCGCACCGCACCCGGACGACGAACGCGAACGGGTCATCGTGCTCAGCAAGGCCAACCTGACGGCCCGCGAGGACGTGCCGCCGCTGCGGTTCCGGGTCGAGGCCCGCGTCGTCGAGTCGCCGTCCGGGCCGGTCGACACGTCCGGGATCGCCTGGTGCGGGATCGCCGAGGGCCTCGATCCCGACCGTGTCCTCGACGCGACCGACCCGGACGACCGGTGCCTGCTCGACGACGCGATCGACTTCCTCCGGCACGCCCTCGCCGGCGGCCCGCAGCCAAGCCGCGAGCTGAAACGCCGCGCTGCGGCCGAGGGCATCTCGGACACGACCCTGAAGCGGGCTCGCCGCGCGCTGAGCGTGGTCGTCGACCGGTCCGGCTGGCCGTCCGAAACGCACTGGATGCTCCCTTTGTCAAGTCGGGCCACGCACAGTCGGGCCATCGGGCATGGCCCGACTGGAGCGGCCGCGGAAACCCGCCATGGAGGCGGCATCGGAGCGGACGGTCCGTCCGAACCGTCTCAGTCGGGCCACGACCGAATGATGGCCCGACTGGAACCGACCGGCCGTCATCCACAACCAGACCCCGAACCTGTGGATAACCACACGTTGTGGTCAGACGAGGAGCCGTTCTGACCACCTGTCCCTGCTGCCGAGAAGGAGGACCGATGACGTGTCCCGACCTCACCCGTTCCTGGCTGGCCTGCTGCTCGTCGCCGTCCTGACCGCCGCGTGCGGTCAACCGCCCGAGCAGCTGGAGGTCACCGTGCCGACCACCACCACCACCACCACCACGACGACGACCAGCTCGAGCCCGCCGTCCGACCCGGACGTCGACCTCACCCGCCTCGCCGCCGACATCCACGCCTGGCAGGTCGCCGTGTGGAACCGGGCGGTCTGGCAGGCCGAGCTCGACCGTCAGGAGGCCGCCAGAGCCGCCCAGCGCCGGTCTGCGCCGCCGGCACGGTCCGGGCCGTCCACCCCGCCGCCGGACGCGGGCGGGCGTTGTGGCGGCGACCTGCCGCCCTGCTGGGTCAAGGCCCGCGAGTCGGGCGGCGACTACGGCGCCGTGAACCCGACCGGCTGCGGTGGACGCGGCTGCTACGGCGGCTGGCAGTTCGACCCGCGTACGTGGGACGCGACCGTCCGGGCGATGGGACGACCCGACCTCGTCGGGAACTACCTCGCATCGCCCGACGAGCAGGATGCCGCAGCCCGCCACCTGTGGGCGGGCGGCGCCGGCTGCGGCCACTGGGCCGCCTGCTGATGAGAGGAGGTGAAACGATGCTTCCGAGCTACCACGCCACCATGACGGGGCACACGGCCGACGAGCTGCGGATCGGCGGCTGGCGACGGACCGCCACCATGACGGCACGGCGCACGTACGTCCGTGCGTTCGGGCTCGCCGTCGGTCTCGTCGCGCTGTACCTCGCTGGTGGAGCTCCGAAGGTCCGCTACCGGTGACCGACCGGACGTCCGGGACCGACGCATCCGGTCCCGGACGTCCAGCCCCCGAGAGGAGAATCGAATGCGAGGTGTAGTGCACGTCGACGAGCTGCTGCGACCGGGCGAACGGTTCGGCGAACGCGACGACACCGAACTGCTCACCAGCGTGCTGCAGCGGTTCGCGGCGTCGCCGTACGACGCACTCGACCTCGGCACGCGCACCTACCAGTGCGATCGGACCGTCGAGGTCGAGGACATGTGGGGCAAGTCGATCTACGGCGACAGCGCGACGATCACGAGCGTCACCGACACCGGCGGACTGTCAGGCACGGACGTCACGTCACGCGCCCATCTGCGGTTCCGCAACTGCGGTTGGCTGTTCATCGCCGGCTTGACGGTCCATGGCACGAAACAACGCAGCGGCCGTAACCGCACGTTCGAAGCGCAGCACGGCTTCCATCTGCTCGGCTGCGAGGTCGTGCACCTCGAGCGTTGCCGTGTCGCGGACGTGCATGGTGACGCGTTCAACGTCGCGAGTCACTACCGCGAACGTCACCCGTCGAAGAACGTGTTTCTCAGAGGCTGCGTGGTGTCACGTGTCGGACGCGCCGGCGTGTGCGCGAACGATTTCGAGAGCTTGCGCGTCATCGAGTGTGAGTGGTGGGGCATCGCGTCGACGGTAATGCTCGTCGAGGCGGGCCGCCGCCCGACGACGCTCGGACCGTTGACATTCGCACGCAACCGCATCGTCGGCGGGGGCGGTGCGGCGGTGCATCTCGTGGCCGGTGGTCGGATGCGGCTCGAGGACGTGACCATCGCGGACAACCGCCGCACCGGACGATTTGGCTTCGCGGTGTGGGTGGACGGGCCCGACAAGGACACGGCCGGCGCACGCTGGCCGCTGTTCCGCAACATCGAGGTCGTCGGTAACTCGTGGACGCAGCCGGAAGCACCCGGCCGCATGTTCAGGTTCCGCGACGCCGCGCACGTGCGGATGACGGGCAACCGCGGTCCGGTCAACGACGCGCAGTATCTCGCGCACAACGGCGCCGTGGACGACGGCAAGCGACGGCCGTTCGTGACGAACTGCGTGGACTTCCGCTCATGGGCGAACGTGCTGCAGGTCGCGCGTTGAACGTCGGCTCGGTGTTCTCCGGCATCGGCGGCTTCGACCTCGCGTTCGCACGTGCCGGAATGACGATCGCATGGCAGTGCGAGATCGACCGTCGATGCCGTGAGGTGCTGCGCCGATGGTGGCCCGACGTCCCATGCCTCGAGGACGTCCGAGACGTGCGAGGTGCCGATGTCCCAACAGTCGATGTTCTCTGCGGAGGATTCCCCTGTCAGGATCTGTCCGTCGCGGGCCGTCGTGCGGGCCTGGCTGGCACGCGATCCGGGCTCTGGTGGGACACCGCACGATGGTCGACGACGACAGACCGGGAGTGAAGCTTCAGCGGCCCGTTGGAGTCTGGCGGGGTGTGCACAAGCGGGAGTATCGCGGACAATTGCAAGAAAGTCATGGCACGGTTCGCACTGCGGTTGCGGTACGTCGCGATTCTCTGCGGCGACTGGTCGCGTGCGGTAACTCGCGGAGGTCTTGCCGCGATGCCGACCCCCTACGCCGTGTTCCTCGATCCGCCGTACGATTGGACGTTCCGCGACGGAGACTGCTATCGCATTGACGACGCGACCGTCGCGCACGAGGTACGCGCGTGGTGTTTGGAGCACGGCGACGATCTGCGATTCCGGATTGTGCTTGCAGGATTCGGCGAGGAACACGACGACCACATGCCGGACTCGTGGAGACGGCATGTGTGGCGGACCGTCAACAGCAACGAAGAGTGCCTGTGGTTCTCGCCACACTGTGTTGTCGAGCAGCAGGCGTTGTTCTGACGGTCATGCCGGCCGTCCAGCAAGCCGTGCCAGCACACTCGCCCGTGCCACGCGGCCACCCGCGCGCGTGAGACGACCGCGGGCGACGAGCGACCCGACCGTCCCGCGCTTGACGCCGAGCATCGCCGCTGCCTGCGCATGCGTCACGAGCTGACGGTCATGCGCGGCGAGCACCCGCGCGCACGCGCGGCCGAGCGGCGTCTGCCACCAGTCGGCCCGGCCGACCTGCTCGGGAGCGCCGTGCGGCCAGAGCGCACACATGACGTCGATGCACGTCTGCGCCGACAGCCTGAGCAGCTGCGCGGCGAGCATCGGTGCCGCCGACCGGATCCGGTGCTCGACGTCGAGCTCGAGCCGCGGGTCGATCATCCCGAGCACGGGCGCGACGATGCCCGACAGCTCGTCGCGGAGCTGCCGGGCGATCTCGTCAGCGACGCTCACCGGACTCGGCGGCGACCGCCTCGCGCAGCATGTCGACCGCCTCGTCGATCGCGTCCTGCAGGGTGTCGAGGCCGTCGGGGTCCCACATCACCCACTCCTCGACCGGGCCGTTCCAGCCACCACAGCCGTGCTGGTAGTGCAGGCCGCCCACGTCGCAGCGGCGGTCGTCGTCCCAGGTGGCGAGCCCGACCGCTCCGGACGGGATCGGCTCGCCGCAGCGGATGCACTCGGTCTCCCAGCGGGTCGCGACTCGCACGTGGTGGCCGGACCGGTGCCGCTCGGGGCACACGCCGACCGAGACGTCCTCGGGGACCGTGACGGTGTGTGCGGTCCCGTCGACCGTGATCGTCGTACTGGTCATGGTGGTGCTCATCGAGGTCTCCTCTCGACTCATCATGTCATGCAGTATCGCATGCGGGCGGGCGGGATGTCAAGCGGGAGAATGATGGGTCGGGGATCGGGATCGCCGACCGGCTCCGCGCCGCCGGTGTCCCCGTCGTGGAGGTCGCCGGCTGGCAGACCCGCGGTGCTGACGATCTCCAGGCGCGCGGTGCGGTCATGCATCACACGGCCGGCGGCCGGACCGGCACCGCCCCGTCCCTCGCCGTGTGCATCCATGGCCGCCCGGACGTGCCGGGTCCGCGACGCCGGTTCGACTCCGGCCACCTCCACGCTTATGAGCATGTTCTTCGGCGGTCCGTTGGGGTTCGAGAACAATCGCATAAGCCGTAGACCGCCACGTGACGGGTCCACCCTTCGCCGACTTTTCTTGACGGCGTCGTACCGGACGTGCAGGATGCGGATATGGGTGAGCGCGTGTGCGAGAGATGCTGGGTCAGCTGGGAGCAGGGACGGGGCCGGCCGGCCCGCTGGTGTGCTGCATGCCGTCCAGAGGCCCGTCGTGCGGCCTGGAGGGCCGCTCAGCGGGCCCGACGGGCCGCACTGGCCGTAGAGCCCGCCGAGCCGCCGGAGGCCGTCTCCGGCGCTCCTAGCGCCCTTGACGGGCGGTCGGCATGATCCGCCAGCTGCTCGGGCTGCGGGGCAGGGACGAGGACGCGACCGACCGGGCGGTCGTCACGGTCCTCGGGCTCGCCGTCCAGCCGCTCGTCGCCGTGCACGTCACCGACCTGGCCGCCGCCGGCCAGTGGGCGGCGGCCGTCGCGATCGCGGCAGCGGATCTCGCGCTCGTCTGGCCGGGACGAGACGCATGGCGCCGGTGACCGCCCTCCAGCAGCTCGCCGCGGCGGTCGGGCTCTGCGGCCCGGACGGCCGGATCGACTGGGACGCGGTCGCGGCCGACGACCCGGCCCGATCGGCCGGAGAGCAGGCCGTGGTCGGCTGGCTGCGGCTCGTCGCCCGCCGCGACCCGCTGCTCTCGGCGCACACCCCGCGCAATCTCCTCATCGCACAACCCTCACCCCACGAGGAAGGACCGTCCATGAGAACACGGGTCTACGTCGGGCTCTGCACCGCCGCGGTCTGTGCTGCGCGCGGCACCCGAGGCGAGGTGGTCGACTGATGAGCGCGCTCGACCTCGACAGCATCGTCCTCGACCACGGAACGCACGCGACACCCGACGACGGCATGTGCGTCATGGAAGCCGCCGCGCTCTACGCGTCCGAGGACTTCACCGACGCGCCCGAGTGTGTGTCGCCAGTCATCCGCGCGTTCTGCATCGCGTGGAACGACGCTATCCCCGACGCCGAGACGCGTACGCGTCTGTTGCGGCCATTCATCCCGCAGGTCATCGGCACCAACATCGGCCCGGAGGACGACGAGCGGCGTACGTGGATGGCCTACGACTGGCTCGTCCGCACGTTCACGCCCGCATGGCTCCGGCGCGCTGGCCTCACCGCGGAGGCCGCCGCGCTCGAAGCGCTGCCTGAGCTGACCGCGACCGAGCTCGTCGACGCGGCGTTGCCGACGATCCGCGAGGCACGCGAACGCGCTGACGCTGCGTTGGACGCTGCGGGGGTCGCTGCGTTGGACGCTGCGTTGGACGCTGCGTTGGTCGCTGCGTTGGACGCTGCGTTGGTCGCTGCGTGGGCCGCTGCGGGGGACGCTGCGTGGGACGCTGCGTTGGACGCTGCGTTGGACGCTGCGTGGGCCGCTGCGTGGGCCGCTGCGGGGGCCGCTGCGGGGGACGCTCTTGCGGACACCGTCGACGAGTTGCAGCAGTCGGCATGCGAGCTGCTCGACCGCATGTGCGCGGTGGGGAGAAAGTGATGCGTGCCGTCCGCGACTACGGGCTGGCGGTGCTCGGCGGCATCGTCCTCGCACTCATGCTCGCAGCCACCGCCGACGCGCACACACCCGACACCGAAGCGCCCCACGACATCTGCGTCCTCGCCGACGGGACCGAGTTCAAGACCGAGCCCGGCAACTGTCCCGCGGTCGACGATGTAGTTGTCATCGACGAGCCGCGCAGCTCCTCGCGGTTGCGCGGCACGTCGAGGTCGTGCCGGGCGGCCGCCGCGCGCACCGCGTCGGCGAGCGGGATAAGGAGCTCGATCTCGGCCTCGAGATCGAGCTCTGCGTGTTGCCGAAGCAGCCCGCGGCGCTCGTCGACCTCGATCAGGAGATCGTCGAGCGCCTCGTCGAGCAGCTGCTCGACGTCCTCGTAGTCGGCGTCCGGCCCGACGGGGACGAGCCGGGAGGCGGGCGCGTTCCACGTGCCACGAGGCCGGAAGTCAAGCAAAAACGCGCGAGTCGAGCGCCGATTTTTCATCCACACCCGCCCACCAAGACCCCGCCCGCACTCGTTTCCCTCTCCGAGAGAATTTCCGCCGGCGAGGGCGGGACGCGTCGCAGGAGCGGCCTGGATGGTTATCCTGTGACCGTGCCGGGCCGGGACCGTCGCCACTATCGGGGCGCCTATCAGCGGCGCGCGCGGGCGGTGGTGGATGCTGCGCGTGCTGACCCGTCGGCCCGCTGCTGGCGGTGCGGCGGCCTGGCCCGGCCGGACGACCCGTGGCAGGCGGGCCATCTGGTGGACGGTGATCCGGCGTCGCCGTTGGCGGCGGAGCACCGGTCGTGTAACGCGAGGGCGGGAGCGAGGGCGCAACATGCCCGGTTCGTCACGTCGCGCAGGTGGTAGGCCGGATGACCGGACGGTGCTCGAGCAGACGGTCGCACGGTTGCGTGCGCTGCTCGCCGATCCGGCGACGCCGCCGCAGGCGGTCGCGGGACTGGCCCGCGAGTTGCGGTGCACGCTCGCTGAGCTTCGGACGCTCGGCCCGGTAGTCAGGTCGCTGGTCGATGAGCTCGCGGACCGTCGTCAGGCGAGGCTCGCAGGAGCCGACGGTGCTGCACGTGCCGGGGGACGGCCGACGCGGGGCGGGCGCCGAGGCGATCGAGCTGGCTCGTGAGTGCGGGATCACGCTCGATCCGTGGCAGGAGCTGGTGGTCGAGGAGCTGCTGCTCGAACGTCCCGGCGGACAGTGGGCCGCGTTGGAGACGTGCGTCGAGGTGCCGCGCCAGAACGGCAAGAACGTCGTCCAGGAGGCGATCGAGCTTGCCGGCCTGGTGCTGTTCGGTGAGCAGCTCGTCATGCATTCGGCGCACCTGTTCTCGACGGCGTCGGAGCACTTCACGCGGATGCGGAACCTGTTCGAGCAGGTGCCGTTGCTGGCGGAACGGCTCGACGCCGTGTACACCGCGAACGGGAAGGAGTCGCTCGTGCTGCGCGGCGGTGCCCGTCTGCGGTTCTTCGCGCGGTCGCGAGGCGGCGGCCGTGGATTCAGCGGCGATCGGCTCGTGTTCGACGAAGCGTTCTCCCTGGACTCGTCAGCGTTGGCGGCGATGATGCCTGCACTGTCGGCACGGTCGACAGAGGTTCCTGGCCCGCAGGTGATGTTCTTCTCGTCGCCGGCGATGGCGGACTCGGCCGTGTTGCACAACCTGCGTCAGCGTGCGGCGGACGGCGCGCCACGGGTCGCGTACCTCGGCTGGCTGAACGAGCCTGGCACGGACCCAACCGACCGTGACGCCTGGTATCGCGCGAACCCTGGGCTCGGGGTGCGGATCTCCGAGGAATGGGTGGAGACCGAGCTCGCAGCGATGTCCCCCGAGGACTTCGCGCGGGAGCGGCTCGGGATCCCCGAGGTGCCGGACGAGACCGCAGACGTGTTCGGTCCCGGCCGCTGGGGTGCCTGTCAGGACCCGCAGTCGACGATCGACGGCGTCCCGACGTTCGCGGTGGATGTCGCTCCGGACATGACCTGGTCGTCGATCGCGGTCGCCGGCCGACGCACCGACGGTCTCTGGCATGTCGAGCTCGTCGAACGCCGCCCCGGCACCGGCTGGGTGACCAGCCGGCTCGTGCGGCTCGCCGCGGACCACGCGACCGGGATCTGGCTCGACCCGTCGGGGCCGGCCGCGGTGCTCGAGCCACGGCTGGTGCAGGCGGGCGTGACGGTCCGGCCGTTGCCGGGCGGCCGGATGGCGCAGGCGTGCGCCGCCTTCCAGGACGCTGTCCTGTCCGGGACGCTCCGACACCTCGGGCAGGGGCCGCTTGACGCGGCGGTCGCGGGAGCACGGGTTCGTCGTCACGGCGACTTGTGGCGATGGGCTCGTGTGTCCACCTCGGTCGACATCTCGCCGCTGGTTGCGGTGACCGTCGCGCTCGCCGCCGCGTCCGAAACTGCCGTGGACATCGTGGAGGCGGTCTGGTGAGAGACATCGGGTCGACGGTCCTCGAGCTCGTCGGGCTCGGGCTGCTCGTCGCCGCCGCGGCGACGATCCACACGACGGTCGGGATCGCCGCCGCCGGCATCGCCTGCGTGCTGCTCGGATGGCTGCTGGCACGATGAGCCTGTTCGTCCGTCGCCGTGAGCGCCGCAGCCTCGACAGCCTCGCCGACATTCTCGCCGAGACCCGCGGGACCGTCTCGTGGGCTGGGGTGCCGGTCACGACCGACACGGCGATGCGCCAGTCGGTCGTGTGGGCATGCGTGAACCTGATCGCCGACCTTGGCGCGACCCTGCCGCTCGGCGCCTACCGGCGTGGCACGTCCGTGCCGCTCGACCCGGTCGTCCCGCCACCACCGATCGTCGCGAAACCGTCGGAGGTTGTCGACGCGACATCATGGCGCCGGCAGGTGTTCCTGTCGTGGCTGCTGCGCGGCAACGTGTTCGGGATCGTCCAGCAGCTTCGCAACGGCTGGCCGACGATGATCGAGCTGCTCAACCCCGACCAGGTGCGGGTCCGACAACCGACGCGTGGCGGCCCACCCGAGTTCACCGTCAACGGGGAACGGGTCGAACGGTGGCCGGCCGGGGACCTGTGGCACGTACCGGGACTCGTGCTGCCCGGTTCGCCGCTCGGCGTGTCGGTCATCGAACATGCGGCGCAGACGATCGGTACCCGCACCGCCGCGCAACAGTTCGGTGCCCGCTGGTTCGACAGCGGCGCACACCCGTCCGCGATCCTGAAGACCGATCAGCGGATCGACGAGGAACAGGCCCGGCTGATCAAGGAACGGTTCATCGCGGCGGTGCGCGGCAGACGCGAACCGGCCGTGCTCGGCCTCGGGCTCGACTACCAGCCGATCCAGGTCGACGCCGCCGACGCAAAGTTCCTGGAGACGATCGACGCGCACGCCGAGGACATCGTGCGGTTCTTCTTCCCGTCGTTCGTCCTGTCGATCGGGCAGTCGTCGATCACCTACCAGAACGTCGAACAACGTGGTCTCAACCTGCTCACCTATGACTTGGACCCGTGGTTCGTGCGGCTCGAACGGGCGATGACGAACCTGCTGCCTCGCGACCAGTACGTGCGGATCACCCGCGACGCGTTGCTGCGGACCGACACGCTCACCCGCTACCGGCTGCATGATCTCGCGTTGCGTGGCGGCTGGAAGAACCGCGACGAGATCCGGGCGAAGGAGGAGCTGCCGCCGATCCCGGGCGGCGAAGGCAACGAGTACCTGTGGCCGCCGTATCGCACATCGATCGAGGAGGACCAGTGAAACTCGATCTCGACCGTGAGACCCTGCTGTCGTTCGAACGGCCACGTGCCGAACGTGCGTCGACCGCCGGCTACGAGCTGCGGGACACGACCGATCCGGACACCGTCAGGTTCGAGGGGTACGCGTGTGTCACCGATGTCGAGTACCCGATCGCCGGTGGCGTGTGGCCCGGCTGGATCGAGATGGTCGCGTCCGGCGCGTTCCGCAAGACTCTCCGTGAACGAGCTGACGTCGCGTTCTTGGTGAACCACACGGGCATGTCGCTCGCCCGCACCAAGTCCGGGACGTTGCGGCTCGAGGAACGGACGGACGGGACCCCGACCGGCCTGTGGGTGTCGGCCGATCTCGACAGGCGGATGCAGCCGGTCGCGGACCTGCTCGTCGCGTCCGCCCGTGGCGACATCGACGAGATGTCGTTCGCGTTCCGGGTCATCAAGGACGACTGGTATGACGACACGGGCCGGCCGTCCGACGCGGTCGAGGGCACCCGCCGCGTGATCCGCGAGGTCAGTCTCGCGAAGGGCGATGTGAGCGTCGTCAACTACGGAGCGAACCCGGCGACCGCCGGCGCAGGGTTCCGGGCGCTCGAACAGGCGCTCGCCGAACTGCGGTCGGGACGCATCCCGTCGACCGATCTGCTTGCCGACCTGCGTGAGCTGCTCGCCCCGGTCGTCGACGCACCGGTTGTCGACGCACCGGACGGCGGCGCCGCCGCCCAGCCGGCGGCGGCGCCGTCCGAACCGGACCCGTCCGGCACGTCTGACGGCCTGCCGTTCGAGGCCGCGCACGTCCGGGCCGTCCGGTTCCGCCACCACGGGCGGGCCCTCGCGCTACGCTGACGGCAACAACTGAACTGTCCGAGCCGGACAGCGAGCCGGACCGAACGGCCACTCGCGGACGACCACTCGGCGCACCACACACGTGGAGGAACGATGGACCTTCTCGATGTGCTGCGCGCCGAGCGGCGTGCACGCTACGACTCCCGTCAGGCCGTCCAGGCCGAGATGGACCAGCTGCTCGAGCAGGTCGGCGCCGAGCAGCGCAACCTGAACGCCGACGAGACCGTCCGGTTCGAGGCGCTGTCCGCGACGATCACCGAGCACGACGAGGCGATCGGCCAGCTCGACGAGCGCATCGAGCTGATCGTCGAGCACCGTGCCCGTGCCGAGGCGGCCGCCGCGGCCGCGGCCCGCTGGGGCGGCCCGGCCGACGACACGGCCCGTCCGGTCCAGGTCCGCAGCGAACCCGCCGTGTACTCGCGGGACGCGGAACGTCGACACGGCGTGTCGTTCTTCCGGGACCTCGTCAACGCGTCGCACGACCCGTCGGCCGCGGAGCGGCTCCGCCGCCATCAGGCGCAGGCGGAGGTCGAGACCCGTGACGTCGGCACCGGCGCGTTCGCCGGGCTCGTCGTCCCGCAGTACCTGACGGATCTCGTCGCGCCGGTCCGCCGGGCCGGACGTCCCGTCGCGAACATCGCTGCGCGTCACCCGCTGCCGCCGTCCGGCATGACCGTGAACATCTCGCGGATCACGACGGGTTCGTCCGCGGCCGCGCAGGCGTCGGAGAACGCGGCCGTGTCCGAGACCGACATGGACGACACGCTGCTGACGGTGAACGTGCGGACGATCGCCGGACAGCAGGACGTGTCCCGCCAGGCGATCGAGCGCGGTGTCGGTGTCGACGAGATCGTCCTCACCGATCTCGTCACCGCGTACAACACGACGCTCGACAACCAGATCCTCAACGGCGACGGCACCTCGGGGACGCATCTCGGAATCCGGTCGACGTCGGGAATCGTGTCGGTCACGTACACGGACGCGTCGCCGACCGCCGCCGAGCTGTACCCGAAGCTCGCCGACCTGATCCAGCAGATCCAGTCGTCGGTGTTCCTCGGCATCTCCCACTTCGTGATGCACCCGCGTCGCTGGTGGTGGATCGCGAAGGAGATCGGGTCGACGTTCCCGTTCCTGCAGATGCCGGCGACGGCACCGCAGGTCGCGGGCAACGCGGGCGACACGAGCTACGAGTCGTCCGACCGGCTGCTGTTCGGTGTGCCGGTCGTGCTCGACGGGAACATCCCGACGAACCTCGGGGCGGGCACGAACGAGGACGTCATCCTCGGTGTGACCGCGTCCGAGCTGCACCTGTGGGAGCAGGAGGACGCGCCGCTGTTCGTCCGGGCCGAGCAGACCGCGGCCGGGAACCTGACCGTCAAGTTCGTCGTGTACGGCTTCAGCGCGTTCACGGCGGGCCGCTACCCGGCCGCGCACGGCACGGTCGGCGGCACCGGTCTCGTCACCCCGACGTTCTGACCCGATCGGCGGTCCCGGGCCGGGTCCCCTGCCTGGCCCGGTCCGGGACCGTCCCCCGGCACGAGGAGCACCGATGGCGGACGCAGAACCGACCAGAGACGCGCTGCTCGCAGCGCTGAAGCGCGAGCTCGCCGGCTATGTCGCCAACGGCAACGAGGACCGTGCCGCGCAGGTGCGACGCGAGATCGCCCGGCTCGTCGGCACGGCCGAGACGACCGTTGACGACCGGACCGAACAGGCCGTGCCGGAACGGCCACGTCAGACCCGCCGGCGGACCTGACCGATGCCGATCGTCAACGGGTACGCGACGGTCGGCGAAGCGCAAGCATGGTTGTCCGCACCGGCCGGTGACACGCAGGTGCTGGAACGTGCGATCGAGACCGCGTCCCGAGCGATCGACGATCTCTGCGGCCGGCGTTTCTACCGCGACACCGGCACGAGTGCCCGCGTCTACGGTGCCGGGCACATCTCGTTCGACCGCCGGACCCTGTGGGTCGATGACATCGCGACGACCAGCGGCCTTGCCGTCGCAACCGACGAGGACGACGACGGCACGTTCGAAACGTCATGGCCGACAGCCGCATGGGAGACACGGCCGGTCAACGGTGTCGTCGGTGGACGGTCAGGATGGCCGGTAACCGCGTTGGTGGCAGTCGATCGGTCGTGGCCATCGGTCCGGTACCGGTCGCCCGTCCGGGTGACCGCACAGTGGGGATGGCCGGAGGTCCCGACGGAGGTCCGTCAGGCCTGCCTGATCGCGGTCACCGACCTGTTCAAGCTGCGGGAAGCGCCGTTCGGAGTCGCGGGCTTCGGCGACTACGGCGTCCTCCGCGTCCGCGAGAACCCGGAGGTGCGTAGGCTGCTCCGGCCGTTCGTCCGGACCGTGGGGATCGGCTGATGGACCTCACCCTGATCCGTCACCGGCTCGCGGAACGGCTGTCGACCGTGCTCGGAGAACCGATCTACCGGCATCCGACGGACAGTCCGGCGGCACCATGCGGGGTGCTCCATGCCGCATCCGACCCGGCGTATGTGGAACCGCATGACGCCATGCATCGAGGGCTCGCCACGATCAATCTCGTGCTCGAGCTGCTCGTCCCGTATGTCGACCCGCAGTCCGCGCACGACCAGCTCGACGAGTGGGTACCCGTCGTGATCGACACGCTCGAACCGTCCGGCACGTCCGAGACGCTTGACGGGCTCGTCCATCACTGCACGGTCCGGCAGGTGAGTGGCGTCGCGGCACGAGACGTCGCCGGGACACGACTGCTCGGCCTGGAGATTACGGTCGCGGTCCGCACGACACGTTAGGAGCAACAACATGATGGTGCGTGTGAAGGTGTTGGCCGGTGAGGTCGCCGACACGGGCCCGGGCGGGATCGTCGAGCTCGACCCAGAACGGGTGAACATCGACGCGCTGGTCGCCGCCGGGCTTGTCGAGGTCGTGCCCGAACGCAAGAGCCGCCGTGAGCCGGAGCAGTCCTGATGGCGACGTTCGTACTGCGCGACGTCAACCTTTGGGTGCATTCACTCGACGCGACCGCGCAGCACAACCGGGTGGCACTCCGGGCTACCGTCGAGGAGAAGAATGCGACGACGTTCGCGTCGCAAGGCTGGACCGAACGGCGCGGTGGCGTCCGCGACGTGGAACTCGCCCACATCGGGTTCCAGGACCATGCTGCCGGCTCGTCGTCATTGGACGCGACGGTCATGCTGCTGCAGGCGTTGCAAGCCCCGTGCGTCGTGACCGTCGCCGAGTCGAACACGCAGGCGGCCCGCACGTACGGGTTCGTCGGCCGGAACTTCGAATGGACGCCGGTCGAGGCGACACACGGGGAGATGGCCGGTATCGCCGGCGCTGTCAAAGGTGGCGGGAACAGTGACGGGCTCGTACGCGGGTCGCTGATGCTGCCACGCCAATCGGTCAACACGACGATCACCGGGACCGGCGCGAACCTCGGGGCGGTCAGCTCAACACAACGGCTGTTCGCCACGACGCACGTGTTCAGTGCGGGCACCACGATCACCATGGTCGTCGAATCCGACGACAACTCGGGGTTCAGCTCCCCGACGACACGCATGACGCTCGGGCCGTTCACGGCGGCCGGCGCGTCATGGGCGACACCGGTTGCCGGGCCGATCACCGACAACTGGTGGCGTGTGAGAGTGTCCGCGATCACCGGCACGTTCATCGTCGCCGTCACGGTCGGAATCCAGTAGGAGGGAAGAAATGGCAACGTACGTCGCGCTCGATCATCGGATCACGATCAACTCGGTCAACCTGTCGTCCGCGGTCCGGAAGGCCACGCTGCAGGTGTCGGTGAACGAGGTCACCGACACGGCGATGGGCGACACGTGGGTGTCGCGCCTCGGAGGCCTGCGTGACTACCGGCTGACCGTCGAGTTCAACCAGGACTTCGCGGCATCGCAGGTGGACGCGACGCTCTGGCCGCTGCTCGGCACGGTCGTCGCGTTCACGGCCCGGCCGACGACCGGCGCGATCTCGGCGACGAACCCGGAGTATCAGGGCAGCGTGCTGATCACCGACTACACCCCCATCGAGGGGCAGGTCGGTGACCTCGCCATGTTCTCCGTCACGTGGCCCGGGTCTGGCCCGTTGACGCGTGCCACGAGCTGACCACCAGTGGGTACGTCGGTCACGCTGGCCGAGTTCACAGGCCGGATCCGGACGTTGGCGGTCACGGTCGACAGCGCCTCACGCGCCGCGCTGGAGGCGGCCGCGCTGGCGGCCACGCGAGCGATCCGGGAGGAACTCCGTCGAGCCGCCGGCGGCGACAGCCGTCTGTCCGGCGTCGGCCGTGCGGGCGTCAAGATCAACGCCGGGTACCAGCTCGAGTCCGACCGGGCGGTCATCCGGCCGCGAGGCCCGGTCGGGCTCGTCGAGTCTCCGGTCCGGCCCCACGTGATCCCCCGCGTCCGTCGCCGGCGCGCACGCGTCGGCCGTCCCCGTCTCCGGATCAACGGTCGGGTGGTGACCGGCCCCATCCGGCACCCGGGACATGCGCCCCGGCGGGCCTGGACGCGAGGACGGGCACGTGCCGAACCGGCGGCCCGCCAGGCGTTCGCCCGGACGATCCGGGAAGCCGCGTTGCGGAGCCTCCGATGAGCCGCCAGTGGGTCGTCACCCGCCCGGCTCGTCTCGCCGAGACCGACCTGACCGCCGGGCTCTACGAGGCATGGTTCGTGCTCGTCACCCGGACCGTCCCGCACTACGAGACGGACCTGGCCCCGACGCACTGTCCCGTGTGTCGGCACGCGCTGCTGGTCGTCGCCGCCGTCCGATCCGGCATGTCGCTCGACGCCGCGGTCCAGTGGGTGGCGGACCTGCCTGCAGTCGCCGCACTGGAGGCCATCACGATGGAGGACCTGCCGGTCGACCAGGACGGCAACGAGCGCGACGGCGGCGAGACGCTCGACCAGGAGACCACCGAGACGCTGGCACGACTGCTCGAGCGGGCATCGCAGCTGTGACATGGCGATCGTCGAACGTCTGCAGTTCCTGATCGAGGCGCAGACCGCCGGTGCGGTCCGCGACCTCCGCCGGTTCGGTGACACTGCGGACACCGAGCTTGAACGGGCGGAACGTCGCCGCCAACAGTGGGCGACCGGCCTGACGGTCGGTGGTGCTGCCGCGGTCGGTTTCGCGACCGTCGCCGGCCGGGCGCTCGCCGGACTCGCAGGAGATGCCTCCGACCTCGCCGAGACGACCTCGAAGATCGGCGTGCTGTTCGGGGACAGTGGCGACGAGATCGAAGCGTGGGCGGAGACCGCTGCCACGTCGTTCGGCCAATCGAAACGTCAGGCGCTCGACGCGGCAGCGACGTTCGCCGTGTTCGGACAGGCGGCCGGGAAGACCGGAAGCGACCTGGTCGACTTCTCGACGTCGCTGACCGAACTCGCGTCCGATCTCGCGTCGTTCCACAACACGAGCCCGGAGGAGGCGATCCTTGCGCTCGGTGCCGCACTACGCGGCGAGAACGAGCCGATCCGCCGGTACGGCGTCCTGCTCGACGACGCGACGCTCAAACAGGAGGCGATGCGTCTCGGGCTGATCTCGACGACCAGCCAGGCACTCACCCCGGCCGTCAAGGTGCAGGCCGCGTATGCGGCGATCCTCGCCCAGACGACCAGCGCACAAGGTGACTTCCAGCGGACCGCCGGTGGCGCGGCGAACCAGCAACGCATCCTAAACGCGCAGCTCGCCGACCTGCGGGCGAACATCGGTAGCGGTGTCCTGCCGATGTTCACAGGCCTCGTGCAGGCCGCGAACAGCGTCGCCGGCGCGTTCGGGTCCCTGTCGCCGGAGACACAACGGACGCTCGGGTCCGTCGCCAGTGTCGGGGTCGCCGCCGTCGGCGCTGCAGGCGGTGTGAGCTTCCTGGCAGGCCAGGCGTTGAAGATGCGGGACCGGTTCACGGACGCGTCCGGCGCGTTGAACATCGCCGGAAAGGCCGCGATCGGGCTCACGGCCGCAGTCGGGATCGTCGGTACCGTGCTTGCGTTGCGGGCCCAGGAGGCCGCCGCGTTGCGCGAGGAGATGCGCAGCCTCGCCGAGGCGTTCTTCGAGGGCGGTGAGGCGGCAACTGCGGCAACCGACAGGATCGCCGCCGAGTTCGGCCCTCGCACATTGGAGGCGGCACGGTCGATCCGCGACCTCGCTCTGGCCGGCGAAGAGGTCACCGACAGGATGTTCGACATGACCGCCGCGGCCGCCATGGCCGAGGGCGGGATGTTCGCCCCGAAGGCACGGGAACTCGCGGACGCCTTGCGCGAGCAGGTCGAGGCGCTGTCGTCGGCGACTGCACAGACCGAGACGTTGCGTGCCGCCCAAGCCGATTACGCCGATCTCGTCGCGTCCGGGACTGCCACCGAAACCGAACTTGCTGCCGCCCGCGAGCGAGTCGTCATGGCTTCGCGGGAGCAAGCGACGACACAGCAGGCTGTGACCGCCGCCGTCGAAGAGGGTCGGCAGGCCGCCGAGCAGGCGGCGGCGCCGACAACGGATCTCGCCGACCGGCTGAAGGAGATGCGGGACGCCGCCGCCGACGCAGAACGCGAGTTGCGTGAGACCACCGACGCGATTCTCGGCACGCTCGACGCGTCGCTGGACGCCGAGGATGCGATCGCGTCATTCTCCGACCGTCTCGCAGCGCACAACGAACTCCTGCGTGCCGGCCGTGCATCCGCGACCGAACTCGCCGCATCCGAGCGGGAGGTGCTCCGGGCAGCGCTCGCCGTGGCGGAAGCCAAGACCCGCGAGGCGGAACAGCAGGCGATCGCCAACGGGCGGCACTGGAGCGCCACCGACGCGATTCGGAAGCAGCGGGACGCGCTCGTACTGCTGCAACAGACGGTCGGGGTCGATTCGCCTCTCGGGCAACGTCTGAACCAGACGATCTGGCAGCTGACGGCGCTCGCCCAGAACCGGACAGCGAAACTCAAGATCGACGTCGAGATGAACGCGCCGGGCCGTGCCGGGTTCTTCGAACTGCTGAACCGTGTGCCACGCCGCCAGAAGGGCGGGCCCGTACCGGGCCGCCGTGGCGAGCCCGTCCCGCTCGTCGCCCATGGAGGCGAGTTCGTGCTCGACGCCGCGACCGTCGACGCGATCCGTCGTGGTGCCCCGACGGCCGGTCTCGCCGACGGTCGGTCCGCCCGGACCATGCCGGACGTCGCCGGCGGCATGTGGGTGTCGGTGCCGATCACCGTCAACGTGAACGGCAACGGCACGGTCGCCGACCAGGTCCGGCAGGTACTCCCCCAGATGGCCGACGCGGTCGTCGGCGCGTTGCGTGACTGGCAGCGGACGAACGGACCAGTCCCGATCCGGGTGGCCGGCTGATGGCATCGTTGGACCAGGTCCGTGTCGAGTTCGACCCGGTGAACCTGCCGTTCGGCCGCGACGGCGAATGGACCGACTGGGTCGACATCACCGCGGCGGTGCACACGATCAACATCCGCCGTGGACGTGACGGGGCACTCGACGACTTCGAGGCGGGAACCTGCCGGGTGGTGGTGTCGAACGACGACCGCCGTTTCGACCCGCAGAACCGCACGTCGCCGTTCTGGCAGACGTGGCTGACACTCCCGGGCGCCTCCGGCGCGTACGCCCGTACCGGTGACGTCGCCTCGATCACCGGTGACCTCGACATCCAGGTCCACTGTGCGGCGACCGACTGGACACCGTCGGCCGAACAGACACTCGTCGCGAAGTGGCAGACGACCGGGAACCAGCGGTCCTACCGGCTCGCGCTCGACACGACCGGACGTCTCGTCGGCCAATGGTCACCGAACGGGTCGACGGTGGTCACCGCGACGGCGACGAACGCGGTCGCCGGCACCGACGGCACCCCGATGCTGCTGCGGTGGACGCTGGACGTGAACGTCGGCGGCGGTTGGGAGGCGAAGTTCTGGAGGTCGAACGACAACGGCGCCAGCTGGCTGCAGATCGGGTCGACCGTCACCGGAACGCCGACGACGTCGATCTTCGACTCGACCGCGAACCTCGCGGTCGGCGCCCACAACGACGGGACCGGCAACCCGTTCAACGGCGTCTTCTACCGGGCCCGCGTGTTGGACGGGATCGGCGGGACGGTCCGGTCCGACATCTCGTTCCGGTGGGGATGGGGTGCCGGCGGGTCGACCGCGACGGACCGGCAGGGGAACGTCTGGACCCGGTTCGGGGCGGCGACACTCACCGACGGGCAGCAGACGTGGCTGCTGCCCCGCCGGCGGCTGCAGGTCACCTGTCCGGACTCGAGCAGCACACGGCAGTATCTGTTCGCCGGCCACGTGCGCATCCGCGACGGCTGGCAGATCAGCTATGACATGCCGACACGGTCCGAGGTGACGATCTTCGCCGTCGACGCGTTCCAGTTCCTCGCTGCCGCACACCTTCCGGAGATCGACCCGCCCGACCATGAGGAACTGTCCGGGTTCCGTGTCCTGCGGGTTCTCGACGCGGTCATCGGAACGGCCAACGGACCCCGGAACCTCGCCGAGGGCGTCACAGTACTTGCCAACTCGAAGTTCGGGGTGAACGCGCTCGCCCATCTCCAGAACGTTGCCTTCTCGGAGGGCGGCGCGTTCTTCATCGGCGCCGACGGCGCCTTCACGTTCGAGGACCGACATGCCGTGATCCTCGACGTCGCCAAGACGACACCCCAAGCAGTCTTCTCTGATGACGGGACCGACGTGCCGTACATGCAGGACGGCTTCGAACGTGGGTTCATGCTGCCGATCGTGAACGAGGCCCGCTACGGTCGAGCTGAGATCGACGACGGGCAGTCACTGCAAGAATGGCAGGATGTCCTCTCGGTCGTCGCGTACGGGCGTCTGAGTGACGTACGACCGGACCTGCTGATGCGTGACGCACCTGAGGCGTTCGCGCGGGCACAATGGGTCGTCCACCAGTTCCGGAACCCGCAGTCCGCCCCGACGCAGATCGTGCTGCATCCGATCCGGTCGAACACCGTCGGCGACCAGGCGCTGCAGCGCCGGTTGCGTGACCGGATCACCGTGAAGTTCCGGCCGCCCGGGTCCGGGACACCGACACAGCAGGTGAAGGATTGTCTGATCATGCGGATCGAGCATCATCTCGATGCGCGACGTCGCGACTGGACGACGACATTCGGGCTCGAGCCGGCCGACCGGTTCGGGTTCGCCGCATACGGCAACTATCTGATTCTCGACAACTCACTGTCAGGTCAGCTCGACGTCCAGCGCGTTGCCTTCTGAGGAGGGGACCGTCACATGCCGTACACCGCGTGGAAAACCTGGAGCGCCTTCGAGGTGCTCACCGCCGCCGACATGAACACGTACACGCGCGACAACGGCCGGTGGCTGTCGCACTCGGCGACCGGCGGTGCGCCATGCTGCCGTGTGTTCAACTCGACGAGCATCACCGGGATCGGCAGTGGGGCGGCCATCACGTTCGACAGCGAGTCCTTCGACGTCGGAGGCATGCACTCGACGGTGACGAGCACCGAACGGCTCACCGTCCCCACCGGGGGCGGAGGCCTCTACATGCTCGGCGGCATGGCACGGCTGCAGGCGGCATACGACGGCAGCGGCAACGGAGAAGTCGGTCTCCAGATCGTCGTGAACGGGACGACCACGATCGGGGTGACACGCGTCGTCAACGAGTTCGCGACGAGCCGAACATGGTACGTCAACGTCACGGCCGTCTGGAGGATGTCGGCCGGTGATTACGCGACGCTGCAGGTCGGGTACCTGAACCAGACCAACGTCGACGTGATCGCTGGCACGAACTACAGCCCCACCTTCTGGGCGATCTGGATGGGAGAATGACGGCATGGAACACGAGTTCGTCGGACGGTCCGGCTGGGGGGCACGGCCACCGACCGGGACGATCCCGCCTGCCACCTACCCTGAGACCCGGACGGTCCTGCACCACGAGGGGGCGGGCAGCCCACCTGCCGTCGACCGGCAGGCCGAGATCGCCTACATGCGGCGACTCCAGGCGACGATGCAGGCCAACGGGTACGCCGACATCGCGTACTCGGCGGTCGTGATGCCGTCCGGCCGGCTGTACGAGGGCCGCGACCTCGGCGGGGAGGACGCGGCGACCGCCGGCCAGAACCCGACGTCGATCTCCATGTTGCTCCCGGCGAACTGCGACGTGTGGCGGCCGACCGTCGCGCAGATCCACGCGGCCGCATGGCTGATCCGCCTCGCCCGCTGGTTCGGGATGCTGACCGTCACGTCCGATCTCGTGCCGCACAGCGCGGTCCGTCCGACCGCCTGTCCCGGCCGGTGGGGACGCGAGATCATCCCGGCCATCAACACGTTGGTCACGAACCCGCCCACGGAGGTCCCGACGGTCATGGCCCAGTTCGACCCGCCGCTGCAGATCGTCTCGTGGTGCACGTTCCGGCATGCGACGCACGGGCAGGCCGTCGCCGCCGTCGCGGCGGACGGCGCCGTGTTCTGCGAGCCGTCCGCCGCCTACGTCGGCGGCGCGAACGGCAAGCCCTACTTCCGAGGCCGTCGTGCCGCACGGATCGTCGCGACGGCCGGCGGGTACGAGATCGTCGCGACGTCCGGCGAACGGTACCGCTACCCGGAGTGACATGCTCGCCGACCTGACGATCCCCGACGCGTACGCGGTGCCGCTCATCCTGTTCGTCGCGTCCGGTCTCGTCACGTTCCTGGCCTGGGTGTTCCGGCAGGGCACCGAGACCGCACGGCTGCTCGCCTCGACCGCCGCGGAGCTCGCCGAGTTCCGCCGGTCGACCGACCGGCGGCTCGACCGGCTCGAGGGCTGGCGGGACGGCGTCCAGTTCGCGCAGGCGGCGCAGGCCGCACATCATCTGATCGCCCCGTCCGAGGAGGACACATGACCGATCGGCTCACCGTCCGGCTCGTCGTCGTCGGCCTCGCGCTCGTCGCGCTCGCGGTCGTCGTCGGCGGGATCGTCCTCGCGCTCGACGACCGGACCATCCCCGAGGCGCTCGTCGCGATCGGGTCCGGCGCGGCGGGTGCGCTCGGCGGCATCCTCGCCCGCACCAGCGAGCCCGCCCCATGACGACGATCACCGGTACGGTCGTCGCTCCCGGCGGCAGCCCGATCGAAGGGGCGCTCGTCGTCGTCCAGCTCGTCGCCGCCGTCGACGACCCCGAAGCTCCCGGCTACTCGGGTGCGACGCAGATCTTCGCGTCGTGGGAGCTGAACACGGACGCGACCGGCGGCTGGTCGATCGACCTGACGCCGAACGTCGACATCAGCCCGACCGGCACCGTCTACCGGATCACCTACAAGTACGGGACGCACCGGTCAAGCTTCTGGATCTCGGTGCCGGACACGGGCGGCCCGTACGACGTCGGGTCGGTCCTCGCGCCGGCGCCGTCGACGATGCCGATCGTGCTCGACGCGGTGCTCGCCGAGTTCATCCGCGACACGATCGGCGCAACGCTCGTCGCCGGCACGAACGTCACGATCACGGTCAACGACGCAGCGGACACGATCACGATCGCGGCGACCGGAGGCGGCGGCGGCGGGTCGCTGACCGTCCAGGAAGGCGACACGACCGTGTCGTCCGCGGCGACGACCCTCGACTTCGACGGCACCTACTTCAACATCACCGAGTCGCCGGCCGGCGAGGCGAACGTCGCGCTCGACACGACGCAGCTCGCCGAGCTGATCCGCGACACGATCGGGACGGCGCTCGCGGCCGGGTCCGGCCTGACGGTCACCGTCAACGACCCGGCCGACACGATCACCATCTCGATCTCCGACAGCGAGCTCGTCGCCCTCGCGTCACTGACGTCCGCGGCCGACACCGTCCCGTACTTCACCGGGTCCGGCACCGCCGCCCTCGCGACGTTGACCGCGTTCGCCCGAACGCTCATCGACGACACCAACGCGGCGGCGGCCCGCACCACCCTCGGTGCCGCGGCGCAAGCCGACCTCGACGCGCACGTGACCGACACGACCGACGCGCACGACGCGTCCGCGATCTCCGTCACCCCGACCGGCGGGATCGCCGCGACGGACGTGCAGGCGGCGCTCGCCGAGCTCGACAGCGAGAAGGCGGCGGCGTCCCACACGCACGCGGCCGGTGACATCACGTCCGGGACGCTCGCGCAAGCGCGGCTCGCGACCGGCACCCCGGCGGCGGGGACTGCGCCCGTGTCGGACGGGTCGGGCGGGACCGCATGGACGGACGTGGCGACACAGACGGAACTCGACGCGCACGTCAACGACACGACCGACGCCCATGACGCGTCCGCGATCTCCGTCGCGGACACCGCCGGGATTCTCACCGCCACCGACGTCGAGGCGGCGCTCACCGAGCTGCGCGGCACCCGACGGGCCGTGTCGGACGCGAACACGACGATCACTGCGACCGACCAGATCGTGGCGCTCACGTCGATCACCGCCGCCCGTACCTGGACGTTGCCGGCCGCGTCGGCCGTTCCGGCCGGATGGTGGGTCGACGTCCTCGACTTCTCCGGCAGCCTGTCCGGCAGCCTTTCGTTGACCGTCCAGCGGGCCGGGTCCGACACGTTGAACGGCGGCACGAACGTCGTGCTCACGTCGCCGCATGAGCACCGCCGGTTCGTCTCGGACGGGACCAGCAAGTGGACGTCCTACACGCCGAAGGCGCTCGTCGACTCGACCGACCTGGACTGGACGGTCGACGAAGCTGCCGACACGGTCAGCGGCGTCGTGACCGGCATCCGCACGAACCCGGTCGCGACCGGCACGTTCGGGTCGACCGACGTCGACCGTGGCTACCGGTGGAACGGCAGCGCACTCGCGATCTCCGGCGTTCCCTGCCTGCTGTTCACGAACGGCGGGGTCGGGACGATCAGCAACACGTCCGCGAAGCAGTCGCTGTTGTCCGCCACGTTCGACATTCCGGCGAACTCGCTGCGGGTCGGTGACTATCTCGAAGCAGCCGGGTACGGGGCGGTCGGTAACTCCACCGGAGCGAGCCAGACGTGGCGGTTCTTCCTCGAGCTCGACGGGACGGAGTACGGGTCGCAGACATCGATCAGCATCGCCACCGGCTTCATCGGCGCCTACCGATACGAGGCAAAATGGCGGGTCACCGCGATCGGCGCGTCCGGTCAGTTCACGCTCTGCCAGTCGGCATCGCTGATCATCAACAGTCTCACCGGCGCGACCACATCGTTCCTGTTCGGGAACGCGGGCGCGACGTTGACGGTCGACACGACCCAGGCACTCACCGTCAACTTCCGTGGTCAGATGTCTGCCGCGTCGGTGAATCTCACGATGAACTCCAGCGGTGGGTTCACGCTTACCAAGTGGACCGCCTGACACGACATGCCGCTGCCAGCCAGCATCGCGATCGTCGGCGACTCGACACTCGAGGACATCGACTCACTCTACGGCGTGCAGGCGGTCCCGGACCGGTTCGTGCGACTACTCGAACAGTCACTCGCGATCACTTGCAACCGCGGGTTCTTCGGCTTGTGGCGCGACGAATGGTCGTTGTCTGGGACATGGACGCGTGCGACCACATCCGACGCGTGGGACCGTGGTCCGCTGCTCGGCTCGTCGACCGGCTGCGGCACGTTCCGTGCGAACGGAGCGTCGAACGTCGCGACCTGGACGAAACCTGCCGGCACGACCGTCACGTCCTTCGTGCTGCACGTGATCGACGGTGCAAGCGCGGGTCAGTTCGCGTACCGGATCGACGGCGGCACATGGACGAACGTCACGAACACGTGGACGGCGGACAACAGCTACGACCGGATCACGGTCAGCGCGTCTGTGTCGTCGACCGTCGAGGTCCGGGCCGCGAACGCGTCCGGGACCGCCACGAACCTGTACCTGGTCGGGCTTGAACCGGTCGACAGTGCGGCGACCGGCCCGGCCGTACACGTGCTTGCGGCCGCGGCAGAGTTCTCGTTCTCCATGGTGCGTACCACGTCCGGCAGCTGGCAGGACTGGTGGAACGCGATCCAACCGGCGGCGGTCTGGCTGGAATGCCCGTGGACGAACGACGTTTCGTTCTGGCCGACGAACGCCGCCGACATCGAAGCGAACATGCGTGCCGTGATCGAACTCGTCCGCGGCTACGGCGCCGAGGTGTTCCTGTTCTCGTTCGGGGAACAGGACGGCAGGTCGGTCAGCGACCAGACCGCGATGCGTGCACTCGCCCGGTCTCTCGCCGGCGAGTACCGGTGCCATTACGTGTCGGCGTACGACATGTGGGGGACCTACTCGGCCGCGAACGCGGCCGGACTGATGCTCGACACAATCCATGCGTCAGCGACCGGCACCGCAGCGATCGGCCAGTGGTTCGCGAACCCGTTCCTGGTCCGTGCTGCTCGCTGGGCACGCTTCCGCGCCTGACGCCGCTAGGAGCACGAGCGACGGCGGGCATGCAGCCGTGCCCGGTCCCGTTCGGTCAGCCCGCCCCACACGCCGTGATCGCAACCGTGCCGGATCGCGAACTCTCGGCAT